CCCACCGTCCACAACAGCGCCGGACAACGGTAAGGCTTAGTCCTCACCCCTTCGTGGTGCTTGATCATGTCGATGGCTGCGGCGCTGACTTTCACTTCTTGCCAAAAGCCTGTGTCCCGAACCAAAAGGCAATTATGCTGCTAAGGATCAACATCTCGTCATCCGAAAACACTTCGGCCATTGCAGCCGCAAACGGCACCCCTTGATGCCATGCGTACCACACCCCGGCAATGTTCAGCGCGACCAACTCCAGCACGAAAATGTACGTCACGACCGGGCGGACGCTGGCACGCAGGTTAATCATCCACTGACTCGCACCCTTGCCAATCTCAATGTCGTGGTTGTACAGAGCCTGCCTCTCCTCGCCAGCCGTCTGCGTCTGGATCTGTTCTAGTTTGATCTCTTCGACCTTTGCTTGTGCGAGAAAGCCCCGCTCGGCCAATGCTAACTCGCGCTCCTTCTGGGCTGCGACAAGAGCCAGTTCATGCTTCTTGTCTTGCCGGTCTTGGAAGATTTGCAGAATCTTGGGTAGTCCACCCGCAAGAAACGATAAAAACGTGCTAATCATGGTCATCATTTTTGTCGCTCCTCCATCAGTTTGACGCGCACCTGCAAGTCATGGATGTCCTCCATGATGTCGTCTTTCATTTCCTGACGACGGGCGGCGCTTAACGGGCTATCGGTAGGTACACCTTCAGGCGTAATCAACGCGGGCATCTTGCTCTCAACCGACATCAGACGATTGTTGAACGATGCAATTTCCGTGAGCAACCAACCGACAGCGGCCAGCAGTACCGGGAACAACATATCGACAATCTTCTGCATGTTCACCTTTGCAACGCCTCCAGCAACAGCATACCCATGCTGCCCAACGCGCCTAACAAGATGACGATGATGACACCGCCAACCTTCAGTACCAGTTGCTCCAGACGTTTGAGCCGAGCGTGGATGGCCTCGTAGCGCACAGCGCAAACGTCTATATGCGAGGTCACGGTGACCTCCAGTTCTTGTACCGATGTCATTGCTTTACTTCATCCGGCACAGGCACCTGCGGGTCAGCCTGCTCCTTGATCTTGACGATGAGCGGCCACGCCCCCGTCTTGCTTGGCAAGTCACCGAGCAGCGAGAGGATGAAGTTCACTTCGTTGATGTCGAGGTCTAGTTTGATCACTTGGCGGCATCCTGTAGCGGCTTGAGGTCTTCGTTCGTCCAGAAGTCCTTGGCAAGCATGATGTTGAGGTGTTCCTTGTTGCGCTTCACGCAATCGGCCCAGTCCTCGTCCTTCATGTCTTCCGGCTTTTCGCCGTTGATCAGATTGACCGAATCCATCGCCGCGCTGTAATGACGGGCAATTTCTTCAGCGGTGGGTTTGTTGTCTTCCATTGTTAGGCTCCAGTCGGGGGATTCGGGATATCTTTCCACGCATCTAGTGCAAGGTTGTAGTAGTACGGCTCGTCACCAAGCACCGCCTGCGCCTGTGGATCATGCGGGGATAAGACACAACGCCAGTATGTTTGACTGATGCTTGCGCCGTCTTTCAGCACTTCTGTCGTCTTACGAACGCCGATGCTCTTGCTAGGCAGCACGTTAAACTCACTTACAAAAACCCGTTCTTCAAAACTTGCCATGTTTTATCTCCTTTGGCTTGGACTGTCCGTCTGCACCGTCCGATGCAGATAGTTAAACTTGATAAGTTCCACACAAAAGAATGTCAAATTGGGTATCCATAGGAATAGCAGTAGCAGCACCGCCGCCTGTTGGGTATTGCCGAACAAGAAAATTAGTGCTTGAAACACTTACTGCTATTTGTGGGTAATTCCCAGCGGTTAGCGCCAAACTATCAACATATACCGCTGCTGGCGGGTACTGGTTTGCGGAAGCCGTAAAAGGCAACCCACCAATTGCTATGTTGCCAGTTCCAGTGTGAGCAGTAAGAATTATGTAAATTTGATATTGAACAACTTTGCCAATTTTTACATACACCCCGCTTTGTTGTGAGTAAGTGCCGGTACCCGCAATAGTTGTGCCGCTAACAACTGGAGTAAACGTCCCCTCCTCGTAATCATCCAGCGTGTTGGCGTCTGACGATGCAGACTGCGTGGCGGGGAAGGAAATGCCGGTGCCCGTGTAAACGCCTGCCCCTTCAAGGCCAACTGTTGAGCCTTGCTGTGTTTTGATCAGCGGATTCCCATCACCATCAGACAGCACGATCCAGTTGGTGCTCGTGCGGATGTCCAAGCCGCCTTGGTTGCCGGAATAACGGCCAAGAATAGAGTTTTTGGAACCAGTCGTCATTACGTCGCCGGAATTGGTTCCAACAAACGTATTTACGCTGCCTGTGGTAACGGCGAAGCCAGCAAGTTTGCCGATAAATACGTTTGCGCTACCAGTGGTTTGAGTATACCCAGCCTGATAACCCACAGCAGTGTTGTCGTTGGCAGTGGTGTTGGACTGTAATGCAGAGGTGCCGATTGCGGTGTTATTACTGCCAGAATAGTTGGATAGCAAAGAAAAATATCCAACAGCCGTGTTGTCTGTGCCGTTGGAAGCAATCCCAGAGTTTCCTACAAGAGAACTTTGCCCAACCGCAGTGTTTCGCGAGCCTACTTGATAGTACCCGGTTTGATAACCAAGGTAAGTTAATCCTGTGCCAGTTATGTTGGTATGCCCAGCCTGAAATCCAACAGCCGTATTGTTAGAGGCGGTGGTGTTGTAATAAAGACTTTCCGCGCCAAGGGCTGTGTTGTAGTTACCAGTGGTGTTGAGGTACAACGCCCTCTCACCAAATGCAGCAACTTGTGCGCCGGTTGTAGTAGTGGCCGCAGCCTGTAGGCCAACCGCAGTGTTGTTGGAGGCGGTGGTGTTGGCTTGGAGTGAATCTTTACCAACCGCTACGTTGTTTGCACCAGAACTGTTGACAAGCAGTGCATTTTGACCAAGCGCCGAATTATTTGAGCCAGTATTGTTTGCGGGAGTTGAATTGCCTTGAAACGCTTGGTGGCCCACTGCGGTATTGTTGCTACCAGTCTGTTGGTAATATGATGATGTAAATCCCAAAGAGACGTTGTTTCCGCCAGTAGTGTTGTTGTACCCAGCCTGATATCCAACAGCAGTGTTGTTGGAGGCGGTGGTGTTAGAGAAAAGTGCAGAACGACCAATAGCGGTGTTGGCAGCGCCCGTCGTATTAAGTTGCATCGTTCCAGTACCAACAGCGGTGTTGTCTCCACCACTTGTCGTCGCTTGCATCGCATAAAACCCGACGCCGACGTTGCTATTGGCTGTTGAATTCTCTAGAGCCTGCCCACCTACAGCAGTTGTGTAAATGGCAGTAGTAACAGAAGCCCCCGCTCTATATCCGACCGTAGTGTGCCCGTTGCCTGTTGTATTAGCGTAGTTCGCCTGATACCCCACAGCCGTGTTGCCGGAGGCGGTGGTCTGATTAAACAAAGCCAAACGGCCAACAGCGACGTTGTAACTACCAGTAACTGAAGGCGTTCCACCGTTGTTATAACCAAACAGCGATCCACTTCCGACTGCTGTGTTTTCGGCGCCGGTGGTGTGGTAATACCCTGCTTGATATCCAAGTGCCGTCAAGGATGTGCCAGTCGTGTTGCTGTACCCGGCCTGAACACCCAAAGCCGTGTTGTTGGAGGCGGTGGTGTTGTTAATAAGTGCTTGACGGCCAACGGCAGTGTTACTATTGCCGCTGCTGTTGTTATACAAAGCCTCTGACCCGACAACAACCAGATCGGTGCCGCTTGTCGTGCTTTGTGCGGCGTTGAAACCAATTGCAGTATTTGAACTGCCCGTCGCATTAGTAAGTGCAGTACGACCAATTGCAACATTCCCCGACCCTGTTGAGTTCGTGGAAAGCGCAGACGCGCCTAGAGCGACGTTGAAAGCACCAGTTGTATTCGCATTTAACGCACTAACACCCACCGCCGTATTGCTTACAACATTGCCCCCGCCCTGACCGACAGCCATGCCGTCGATGGTGGCTTGGTTGGTGCTGGTGAAGTTCGTTGCCGTCAGGGTCGTAATATTCCCCGTTGTGGCAATAAGGTTCGTGATCGTGGCCGAAGCAGAAGTCAGAGTCGTGATATTGGCCGAAGCAATACTCAGATTGCTAATAACGAGGCTGGTCAGCGTCAGGTTCGTGATCGTGGCCGAGGTTGCAGTCAACTGGGTAATGGTGGCCGAGTTGCTGCCGAAGTCTGCGATGTAGTTGAGCGCGTTGACCGTATCCGTGCCGTTGGACGCCAGCACGACTTTCTTACCGGCAGGGACTGATACACCCGTCTGGCCCGAGACCTTTACCGTCACCGCACCGGAGGCGTTGTTGAAGATAAAGTAGAGTTTCTTGTTGGCAGGAACAATAAGGTTCGTGCTGGCCCCACCCGTACCCGTCAGTTCAATGTACATGTTACGGGCGACACCGGTCGCGCCGTTCGGGATGGTGATGGTGGTATCCGTTCCCGTGGAAACGGCCTGAGTGACGTAACCTGAAATCGCCTGTTCGATTAGGGTTCCAAGGTTGGTGTTCGTGGTATTACCCCACGTACCGGCTTGGTCGCCCGTTCCGATCAGTTCAAGAGCCAGATTAGTGCTGTATGTACTACTCATCTTTAGTTACCTCACGCCGCAATCTGCGTCCAATTTGGGTTTTGCGTCGTACTAATATCTGTCCAAGTCGCGCTTTGCGCGTTGTTAATTCCTGTCCAATTCGCGTTCTGATTGGTATTAATCTGTCCCCAGATGTTGACTACCCCAACCGCGCCGGTTCCGGCTACCCCAGAGACTACAACATTTGAGCCTGACGATGTAGTGACTGTACCAACGGCTCCGTTAGCCGAAACACCCGTGACAAAAACCTTGATTTCAAGCCGTACATCGACCGTTCCAACTTCCCCTGTACCCGAGACTCCGGTGACCGAGAGGTTCTGATCGGTGACAACAAAAACTGTCCCAACCGCCCCGGTCGCAGCCACTCCGGTAACAGCAGCAACCGCTGCCGCTGCAACTAGGACATCCCCGACTTCGCCCGTAGCAGAAAGCCCGGTAACAGGAACAATAGCCGCTGCCTGTACCGTAACGGTGCCGACCGCTCCCGTCCCCTCAACGCCGGTAACGGCAAGGACTTGATCCGTTTTAACGAATACGGTGCCAACGGCACCCGAAGCCTCAACCCCGGTAACAACCGCAACTGCCGAGGCCGCAACGACGACATCCCCTAACTGCCCGGTGGCTTCAACACCCGTGACGGAGATAACTTGGTCGGTAACGACAACAACTGTGCCAACGACACCCGAAGCCTCAACGCCCGTAAGAAGGACATTGGCTACGCCAACAACCGTGACCGACCCAATCTGGCCTGTGGCTTCAACGCCTGTAACGGGGATATTTACGGAGCCCGTGACAACAACAGATCCTACCGCACCCGTTGCAGTAAGATTGCCAACACCTTCGCCCCAACCTTGTTCGCCCCAGCCTACGCCGGAAGCGTTCCAACCGTCGAAGGCGACTATGACGCCTGCCACGGCCCCTGCCTAATTAAATTAGGCGATACGGAGGATTGCGGTTGATGCTGCAGCAGCCGGGAACTGGATAGTGAAGTTGCCCGCCGTCGAGGTTTTATCCCCGCCGAACGCCAGCACCGCCACCGCCTTGTTACTTTGACTGCTGTTGTAGATCAACGCGCCATTTGCCGTAATTGTGGCCGAGTCCCACGTAATGTCGTCAAAATCCAAATACGCCGTCGTGCTGCTTGAAGTCGGTACTTGCGAGATCGTCAACGTCTTACCGCCAGCAGTGTAGTTCGTACCAGACGAAGAAACTTCGTCCGTAGTCGTATATGCCGTAGTAGACGCACTCAACGTAGCAGACGAGGTGTACAAAGCGATCTTGAAGACATCCGCAGCCGTCGAAGCCCGGATTACGCCGGTCCCAAAGTTGTGGATTCCGTCAAGAATCTCAACCTTAAACGACGTTGCCATTGCCTGAGTAATAGCCATCTCAATCTCCTAAATGCTCTATAGCATTCATAAAACCGTTTTCAATCAATATGCGCCGCAGGTTCATCCGCTCGGATTCCTGTGCTTCCTTGAAGTACTGCGCCAGAACACGTTTAAGTTCTGAACGGTTATTAACGCGAAGAAGGCGATCAACAGCACGATCTGCCATCTCGTCTGGCGTAAATCCACGACTGTCCGTGGTAAACACCTTTACCGTACCAAGTTCTAACCCACCTTCAAAACTCATGTGACCGGAATCCTCGCTTGTCCTGAACGGTACGCATCTTGACGATCCAGACCATCGCCCAGACGCTTCAATTGAGCAAGGGCTTCCTGATACTTCTGCTCGTAGTACTGCATCATATCGGCTTCGCCCTTGAGATAAGTGTACGCCTCGCGGAGCGATCCGTAGAGCAACACGGTCTCAAAGTTGTCCCCAAGCCACGATGTTGAAGATGAAACGATAGAAGTAGGGTAATAATAGTAATGCAGTTCTGCTGTGTAGTTAGCGTTCGGAGTCGGCCCCAACAACATAGTCGCATTATCAAAAATGGCGTAGTACGCAGGCTTGCCCGTACTGTTGGGCGGTGGATACGCAGCCCGGATGTAGTTCACGTCCTTGTTTAGCAGGTACTCGTACTCACCCGTAGTCGGGTCAATTACCGCAAGCGAGAACGTCGAGAGCCAATCAGACGGCAGGGAGAAATACTGAAATTGCGCCGTCATCGTACCGGTGACGTTCTTACGAATCGCCGGGATCTGGACTGAGTTATAAATCCGCTCTTCAGCCAACTGCACAAACGTAGGGATATTCGCTACAAAAGACGTTTCTGTGCTTTCGCAGTAATCCTGAATCAACGTTGAGAGTTGACTGTAGTTCACGGAGACCAGCCAGACCGGTACTTGCTGTTGTTCTCAAGATTGATCTGAGACACGAACTTCGTGCCCTTGGTCGCAGCGCCAGCACCCTTCATCTTCATGTGGGTAACGCCCTTGTTGACATCCTTCTCAGGGTAGCCATTACGACCCGTCGAATCCGTGTTCGGCCTAATCTTGCCGGGGTTCAGTTCTTTCATGATGCTTACCTCGGGCCAGAAGACTTACGCACCGGGCTGCGCTGGTTCATCACCTTCGCCATATTCCGACCGTACTTCTTCATGTCGCTGTTGGTCTTGCCGCCAGCACGCATGTTCTTGACCCGACCCGGACCGTGAGCCTTGCTCGCCGGGAGAGCCGCGTGTTTTTCAAGTTTACTCATAGCCATCTCAATCTCCTAGGTCGTAACGACCGTTACCGTCCCGACTTCACCTGCCGGGGCTAAATCATTTGGGGTTAACCCGGCATCGTCTGCTCTAGCCCCTCCTACGGGAGCCCAGCCCCATTGTATCTGACGACTGCCATTTGCGCCGTCATTACCTACCGCAAAATAACTCGTATCCGGTCGCGGATTCCGCAACGCCTGCGGGTCGTCCACGGGGTACAAACCAAGCGATAATTGAGGCTGATCCGGCTCCCAACACTCCGAACATACCAAGATATTTACGTTCTTGGTCTTGATCACGAGCGACTTTAACTGCTTCAGTTTGTACTGAAACCCGCAGCGGTCGCACATGGCGATAGCGTTTTTGCCACTGGCAAACCTGTTTGGCATTAGTAGCCACCCAAGAAACTCTCACGTGGGACAAAGCGTACTGCGGCTTTCTCACGATCCTCGCCAGAAGCCAAATCCCAAGCCTCGTCATACTGGGCCTTCAAGACCTGAGTACGGCCCTCTGCACCCGGAATCTTTAGCGACAGCATATAGGCCAGCCCAGCAACCATGCAGGGCAGGAAGCGGAACGGGATATCCTGACCATTAACGCCTGTACCGGGGTCAAACATACGACGCAGACGGGTGTAGTAAAGAATCCAAGTAGTGCTGTTATCGGGCTTCGGCCAGACCGTAAACTGAGGGTAAACAATTACGTTATCCGCACCCGTCGCGCCCGTGCGGCGATTAATCCAAATCTGAATCGGTCGGCCTGTCGCATTCTTGTTCGGTATTGATACGTAGGTGCTGGATGAAATACGCGAGATATTGATGTCCTGCTGATTGGTACCAGACCCAGTACGGATTACATGGTCAAGCAGGTCTACCGTATCCACCGGCAAATCATAAGTACCGACGTTGTAGGTCAAAGTGTGGGTGCCCTGCTCCAGCGTCCACAAGTTCACGCCACGATTAGCCCAGTCCATCAGAAGCAGGGCAAGACTACGCTTCGACGTACGGAAATCATAACCCGTACGCAATTCAGCCCCACAACGCTCAAAAGCCTCTTCAATAATAGTATTGAGGTCGAGGTTGAAGTCTGTCGTTGCTGTAGTTTTATCGACCATGAATATTATGCTCGTTTACTATTCAAAATTAAGGCCGAAATCAGAAGGTGAGCGATAAGATCTAAGTGCGTCATCACTATAATCTATATTATTTTCTTTTAAAAAGTTCATTACTGTATTGGGATCAGTAGCACCTTCCCCTACTCTGTTATACCCTTTATTGGCTGCAAGAGTGTACATAGCCGAATTTCTTTGGGCGTCGGTTATTGGGGTGTTTTTTAATTCTTCATATCTAGCGGTTGTGTTTTTATTCCTTTCTAAACGGTTTTCATAATTTTTCAATTCTTCTGGATTTATGTATTCACGGTCGCTAAATCTGTGCTCCGCAGTACCCATCTGCCCATCAGCAAACCGGTCATAGTAGTACGGATTCTTTACGTTGCCAGCCCTACGATTTTGTTCACGGTCACTAATCAACCCGTCATTAAGATCAACTCCAGAATTCCTCCGCGCCCTACGATCTGCTTCATAGGCCTCATATGATTTCTTAAATGCATCAGGGTCCGACGACGGCTGATTACCCACCCAGCCCGGACTTCCCCCCGCCCACGCATACTTAGGGAAAGGTTGCACATCAGGCTGGAGAAGCGGCTGGTTCGCTCCCTCATCAGGAATAAACATCTGCCTAGTCCTGTCGTCGAGGCGAACATCTGTAAGCATAGAACGCCCGACATTAAAGTCCGGGTTCAATTTCATGCCCGGAGGTGGGGCGTTGGGGTCTCTATTTCCCCCTTGAACAGCGCGCAACTGGCCGAGCAGTGCAGCAATACCGCCGCCCATACCACCGAAGCCACCCATCATTGGGTTAAAGCCGCCGAAACCGCCTAAGCCGCCCATCATGGGGTTAAAGCCGCCCATACCGCCGAAGCCGCCATAACCGCCCATCATGGGGTTAAAGCCGCCCATACCACCGAAGCCGCCTAAGCCGCCCATCATGGGGTTAAAGCCGCCCATACCGCCAAAGCCGCCATAACCGCCCATCATGGGGTTAAAGCCGCCCATACCACCGAAGCCGCCATAACCGCCCATCATGGGGTTAAAGCCGCCCATACCGCCGAAGCCGCCAAAGCCGCTGACATTAAACGGCGCACCATAGGCACCGCCAAAACCACCCATGCTGCCAAAACCGCCTAGTCCGCCACCCATTTTGTTGCCTATCTGGGGCGCAGAGACGGCCGGAGAGGTTTTCGGCTGTAAGCCTTGTTGGGTAGATACGTTGTTCATGTTACTTCTTCAGGCCACGCAGCGTTTGCGCGAGACGGGCACGTTGACCCATCTTGCCCGGAGCCTTTGCGGCTTTAGCAAGTTTAGCGGCGGGAATCTTTTGCCCCGCCTTGACGCCGAGGCTGCTACGTAGCGCACCGGGCTTTTTAATGGCTTCTTTAATCCAGCCGCCTTTCTTCAACACGCCTCGCCCTTTAAGGACATCAGCGCGAGTTACGCGACCATCACCGGTCAAATCAGGAAAATTTTTAGCCATGTCACATACCCCTACGTCTGTACGGCCTTACTTTTTCTTTAACACCCTTGGGCTGCGAGACAAACTGCTTGCCTTGGGCCTTGCCTTTCCTTTTGGCAGCGGTGGTACGGGCATACTCAGAAGGGCTGAGAGCCTTGATCGCAGCCTCTGGAAGATACCTTTCGCCCGTGTCAGAAGATCGTTTACCACTCTTCGTTCTCCACTTCTGCTGCGTCCACGCTTTAAGAGACTGTTGAGGAGCCTTCATCCACGATACCCGCCGCCTTTGGCCTTGTACTGCTTCGCCAGCAACTGAGCCTTTCTTGCGCTCCACTGCCCTGCTGCAGTACCCTGTACGGCCCGGCCCTTGATTGACTCAAAAAGCCGCTTACGCATACCGGGCTTCGTATAATTTCCCGCCTCGTTCACGCGGCTCTCGCCTCCCTTGGCGTAGGTTTTTATCGGTTTCCCAGTCCCAATTACGGGTTTTTCGTCCCCCCGACGTTTTGTTCGGGGGACTTTTTTGGGATTGATATCACCCATGCCTCGGGACGGTAGCATTAGACAAACTTCCCTCTAGTCTTACCGCGCTGAGCAATACCGTCAGCACGACGGGAAGCGGAGGATTTTACTGTACCGCCACGTTTCATCCCGCCTACGAACTCATCAGCAGACATCCTACGAGCAGGAGTGTCACTTTCAGTCCTTCGCGGGGCGCTCACATCAAACCCGCGCTTTTTGGTTCCCCGCATAAACTCGTCAATTGACATCTTGCGTGCCGGGGTGTCACTTTCAGCCCGTTTTGGTGAACTTACGTTAAACCCACGCTTCTTGGTTCCTTCCATGAATTCTTCAGTAGACATTTTGCGGGGCGGCGTATCGCTCTCAGAAGAACTTACGTCAAACCCACGCTTTTTGGTTCCTTCCATAAATTCTTCAGTAGACATTTTGCGAGAAGACGAGTCTTTCTTTTTTTCTCGCAATTCTTTCAGCAACTTCATGTTTGCTGCCGCAGATTTGTCAGTGCGGTTTTTGTAGGCTTCAGGGTCAAGCCGACGAATCTCGGCTCCAACTCTGCCATAGCGTTCTTCGTCAGTTATTTTGCCGCCTTCAACATACTTCTTCATCTTGCGTTTCATACAAACTTCCCTCGGGTCTTACCTTTCTTAGCGATGCCGTCACCACGGTGAGAAGATTTCATTACTCCACCGCCACGAGCCGTTAAGATACCTCTGCGCCTTCTCTCAATATCGCGTCGTACCTGCTCATTAAACAGCCTGTCCTGCCTTTGGATCATTTCCCCGGCTTCTCGATCTTTCTTACGTTCTTCTTCAGCCTTACGTTTTTCTTCAGCCATTTTTCTCTTGTACTCCTCAAACATTTTTTTCTGTTCTTGAGGAGAAAGGCTTTCAAAGTAAGACTTAGGCGACACGATACTTTCTTCAACGGCAGATTTATTTAAATCTGATCTATTGCGAAACCGCTTTTCTGGGCCTTTAGAGCCTCGTGCTCGTGCTGCAAGTTGAGCCGCACTTTCGTCCGGCAACATACTACGCGGCACCAAATCGTTCGTATCCCCGCCAGCCTGAAACTTCTTAACTCGCGGCTTAGGCGGTAACGGCAAACGGGGCTTTTTGATAGCAGATGCGCCAAAACGCGGCATCTTCTTCTTAAACATCCCAGCCGTGTATTTAGGGATACGATCCATTTTTAGCACTTCCCGCCCATCATCATCTTGACGATCTTGCCCTTGGTCTTGCCCTTCTTGGCAATACCGTCAGCGCGGCTAGAAGCAGAGCCACCCTTGGAGTAGCCCATACCGCCCATTCGCATGTTCTTCATGCCTTTCATTTCGGCCTCTTCGTGCCGAACCATGGACTTCGGAGCACCCTTCTTTTTCATGAAGGACACTTCTTTACGCATCATCGCCTTTGACTCTTTCATTTCAATTCGCTCCTAATTTGCAAATTAATAAAAGGCTTAGCAGTTCCAAGCCCTCAACGATTTGTTGATCCGGCTGTTCGGGTCGTTTGCCGTCTTGGCACTCGTCAATTTCTTCTTCATGCCTGTCATACGGGCACAGAATGATTTCTTGCGAGGCCCACCTTCCGGTTGAGGACGCTTCAGCCCCGGCTTACCCGGATTGGCACGGTTGTAAGAAGCCCTGCCCTTGGCGTTGAGTCCGCCAGCCGGATTTTTCCCTTCCTTGCGCTGCCAAGCAGGGGACTTAGCCATAAACAACCAATGTCGAAACTACGGCTGACGGGACGATGTAGATGCTCGTTTGGAAGAGCAATCCTTCACCCGGCATCAGGGTGTAGTCCGCAGAAGTCGAACTTGCCTTGGTGTTCAATACGATTTTAACCGGGCCGCTTGCACCGCCGTCACGAAACGTCACCGTACCTGCACCCGAATCAGGAACAATGTAGATCGCTTTGACGCGACTACGCCCGATAACAAGGCTATTTTGATCCAGCAGGTCGCCAGCAGAAGTGGCAACCTTACTAGCAAGGACATCTGTTTGCATACCCATCCTGAGTCTCCTGTAATGGATGAAGGGGGCTTACGCCCCCCCACGAAGTCTTACGGAACCAGACTGGCGTACAAGCCGATGTAAAGCGTAGTGCTACCGACGAGAACCGGGATGCGACCTGCCTGAACCGATACCGTGCCCGACACCGAACCCGTGGTCAGTTTGGTGCTGCCAATCGTGAGCGTGGTGCAAAGCAGGTTGGTGATGACGGCAGAATCGCCAGCGATAGCGCCCTCAAAGCCGTTGTCAGACTTAACCGGGCCGGAGAAAGTTGTACGTGCCATTTCAAATCCTCACATGCGAGTTGTGCCTACCAGTCTGCATGTCGTCAGTCGGGTCTGTCTGGTAAGCAAAATTTTTTCCCGATGACCGCTATATACACCTAGAAAACTAAAAAGGAAAGGGGGGCCGAAGCCCCCCAATCCAGTTTTATCAGGACGAACCCGGCGAACCGAACATGCCCAGCGGATCAGACCATCCGAACGAGTAACGCTCGCGGCTCTTATACCGCACGTTCCCGGTATCGAAATCCCCGTCCATGGAGTTCTGAAGCGGCGTACGGACAAAGTGCTTCATGCCGTTCGGAACGTCGGTCGTCAAGAACCAAGCGTTCGTGTCCGTCAGGAAGTGGTTGACCGTATATCCGCCCGGAATCGAACCCATCGCCTTGAGGGCGTTGATGTCGTTGTCAGCGGTCGCAACACGGAGTTCCGTGTCGAGGAGTCGCTTGGCAGTGAACATCAGCGCCGGGGG